ATCTGGATAATGTTGCCGATGGTCAGACCGGAGGCCGACGTCACCGAGATCGTGGTCGCGTTGGCCAGGCTGTTCGCGGACAGCGTGGTGGTGTCCACATACGTGGTGACCGTAGCGCCGGATGCGTGACCGTATGCAAGCGCGTCGGCGACCGTGATCGTCGTGCCGGACACGTTGGAAATCTTGCGGACTTCCTGGAACGTCCCCGTGTCGACCGTCACCTGCTGGCCGATGGCGAAGCCAGTAGCGGACGTCACGCTGAACGAGGTGGCCCCGGAGCTGGACAGAGTGGCCAGTGTGGTGGACGTCGGGCTGGACGTCGTCCCGACAACACCCCACCCGATTGCCGCGTCCTGGCCGACCGACGCGGCGACAAGCGCCATGGCGTTCGACGGGAAGATCGGGCCGGTGATCGCGCCCTGGTACTTCGCCTCACCCTGGAGGTTGAACACATGCAGGTCACGCAGACCCATCATGAGCTCTGGCGAGAACCAACCCGGATCCTCCTCCATGGTGTTGGAGGTCATGGGCAAGAACGTGGACGGCGCTACCGGGGTGCCGAAAGTCGCCTCTTTGGCCAAGCCGGTTGCGGAAAGACTACCGAGACGCTCAGTAATCATGGGGAAAGGCACGGTTCCTCCTTACGAGTTCTCGGTGTCGACCGCAGGAACGGCGTCAGCGGGTGCAGGCTCGGGCTCCGGCAGGGGCTTGGGGGAAAACTCCATAGCCGGTTTCTTCTTCTGGGAGGGCTTGACGGGGGAGTCCTCCGAGACTTCCTCAATATCGCCACGCCGAAGGAAGGCTTCAGCGAGCTCGTCGGGAACCGTGAACTCCGCACCAGGTTCCACTTCGCCGACACCGGCTGTGAGGAACGTGACGGTGTCCGGCCCCGTGTAGCGCAGTTTCACGGGAACTCCTACTCCTGCTCGGGGGTGACCATCTCTCGCAAGGTGTCAGTTAGCGTACGACCGATCAAAGGCTCGATGCCGTCGATGGCACGCCGAGGGAAATCGTTCGCCGTTGTACCTGGGTGGTAGACCTCGTTGCGGTAGTAGCTGTCTCCATTACGCACCCAGTGCAGCGTCTTCGAAGTCTCCGGGTCACTCGGAATAGGGTGACCCCGAGTTCCCCGGATGACGTACTTCGCGTAGTCGACCGCACTGAACACCAGCTCACTGCGAGCAGCACTCTCCAGCTTGATGGAAGCCCGCAGATCGCCCTTCGTCTGCCCACGCGAAAGAGAAGCGTCGTCGTACTTGTACACAGGGGCTTCCCGCTTCAAAGCCTCCTCGACAAGGGGAGCAACGCGCCTGCGCCACGCTGTGGTGAAGGACGTCATGGTCCATCCGGGGAAGCGAACCTTCGAACCCTTGATACTGATCTCAACGCTCAAGCCTGCACCGCCTCATAGAGATTGAGTCCGATGCGGCACGAGTAATAGAGCATGCGCAGCGTCGCCGGAGTTCGTTCCGGTGGGTACTCGAACTCGAAATCTTCACCGACGTTCAAGAGCTGGCTCTGAACGCCAGTTGTCGGGTCAGTGATGAACAGCGGCGTCGTGGTGGTCCACAGCTTGGTCATCACCGCGTCCACGACCAGGGGGAATTCCTGGTCGACCGTGGGTGAGTCTGGGTTGGTTTCGTAGACGAGGTAAATGTCCACGGTCCAGTCCAAGTGCTTGAAACCGGGGCCGCGTGGCATCGTCTGCCGCAGGCCCCGCAGCCTTCCACCCCAGATGTACGCGTGCGGACCGTCCAGGTCTTCCACGGTCGGCGGTGTGATGTAAGCCGTCAGTGGGGTGGACATTCCGGGAATCGTAAGACCGTCGAGGAGGCTTTGGGTGTACAGCTGGACTGAGTTCAATGGCACTGCGACACCCCCTTACCAAGTCTTCGGAGCGTTGACCGTACGGATATGCGCACGACGGCCGATATGCCGGTCCGCGACGGACTTTTTGCGGGCCTTCGCGGACGTCTTCTTGCGGGAGACCTTCTTGCGTTTCTCGGTACCATGGTGCCGATGGGTTCCCCAGGGCATGCTGCCTCCCCAACGCAAAGAGCCACGCCATCGGCGTGGCTCTTTGGTTCAATTGGAGTTATTCAGGTTTCTCTTTGTTAGCGTGGTACCAAGTCCTACATGCTGCATTGGCGCATATTCTACAGATCCGACCACCGCGCTTGTTGTAGCGAGTGTTCTCGTCGTTCTCAGTGTACCACAGAACTTATATAACTCTGCGGAACGGCTCCATGATCGACTCCCACTGGAGGGACAGATCGGAAACACCGTGACCGCCCGCCGTTTGCGAACCGGCGATGTTCTGAATGGACACCGAGGTGATGCCGGACTCCAGGGCTTGGGTAGTGGCAGCCAGCATTGCCGCCCACAAAATGTCCGAGGGGAGGGACGAGATCACCACATTGGCCGGGCTGGAGCCAGCATGGTTGTACACCAATGGAGAGGACAACGTGAGCGTTCCAGGACCCGCAGAAGCAGTACCACCGCCGTTGGGAAGAGTAAGCGGTGTCGTGGCCGTGACTGAGGCGACCTGGACGGTTTCCGACTGGGCTCCGTCGTAGATGTAGGCGGCCGCTCCAGTGAATCCGGTGACGTCGTCCACAGTCAGCGTTGTCGCACCGGCCGTGGCGTTCGCTGTGACACCTGCGTGCGGCCAGCCGTTGACGTACGTGCAGGAGAACCGGTAACCGTTGCGTCCGAGCCACCAGCTCCCGTATCCAGGAGCGATAAGGATCGACTGGCCACCGGATCCCGCGCTGCCGCCGGACAGGTAGGACCCGTAGACACCGATAACCGGGTTCTCGATGTCGTACATCCCACTGGCGACCTGATTCCACTGCCGGGGGAACTGTGCATTCCCGGACACCTGGATCGCGAGGATCTCAGTGACAGGCCACCGGCCAAGAATCCAGCGTGTGTTGCCGGTGGCCTGCTCGATGTTGATGCGGTAGTCACCGGGTCCAGATCGCTGCTCCGTGTCGACGGTGGCGCGGAGTGCTTGGTTGACGAATCCGTCAATCATCGTGGTCGCCCGGTGACAGATATTCAATTGTTCCGCGAACTGCTGCGAGGAAGTGGACTTAGGAAATGGGACCTAAGATGATACTCCAAGATACACCTGTCGGGGCTGACGTGAGCATGGCAGGTGTGATATATGGAGTAGCCATCAAGCACCACCTCCTTTCTTTGTCTTAGAAGGATTCTGAAACTCGATCGCCATCAGACGATCGGCCAAATTCTTCTTACGATCCAGGAAAATGTTCGCATTGCGATACAGTGCGCTCACCAAGCGCTGTGGTGCCCAGGTTCCAGCAACCTGCCAATACCAGCAGAGACTGCTGCCAGGTGCTTGACGTGGTACTGCTTTAGACAGCGAGACATCACGCGCCCAGTTGGAAAATTCAACTACGCAGTGAACACTTCCACAGATCCCAACAGTCCACTTACTCTCCGCGCGGTTTAGCGAAATAGTCCCATCTCCGTCAAGCAACCCGCGCCAATAATGAGGCATGAGATGTACTGGACCGCTCCAGGGCAGCACTATGCCGCTCTTCCTGGGGTTAACTCCAAGCTTTGATAGGCTTCGCACGATGGGCAACGAGTTGAAGACCAGTACGGCCTCATTGCGCTTGGTGTACAAGACTGGCTTGTTTGATGCGAAGGCATCGGCCATCTTTTGGAGGTGGCCACCATCGTAAGCGGCAAGTTGGACAGATAGGCGACGCTTCCCATCATCACCAATGTGGACAGAGCCGTCTGCTGTGACGAAGCCCAACCAGTACGCTTTCTCCTCGCTGTTGATCGAGTCGAGGAATTGGTGGTCCAGGGTGTACCTAGACTTGCGCGTCTCTGGGTAGCTACTGCTACGCTCAACCATGTCGTCCTGCTCTCATCAGGTCGGCCGCACCCCCGGACGGCTGCTACCGTCGCGGGGGATTTTTGTTTACATCCTACATCATCTTGGCGCTTTGATCCCGTGCTCTCGGGCACACTTCGGGCACAAGAACTGCGAATTCTCGATGTCTGTGACCTTGTGCTTGTCGCAGAACAACGCACCACATAAGGCGCAAGCGCCGACGGGGATGCCCCGTTTGTTCGCGTTGCAGAAACGGCAGTTACGGCTGTTCCGTATATAGCCTCCCCGTCGGCCTTGCGCCGTTCCTAGCCCATGGCATCCTTGATGGCGGCGATCTGGTCTTCGCGGGAGCGGGTGATCGGGACACCCTTCTTCTTGGCGAGTTCACGCAGGTCGTTGAGCGTCATGACGTCGTAGTCCGGGGTATCCGACGCGGCCAGGTGCACGGGCTCGGGCGCGGAAGGCGTCTCCGGGGCCGGTGGAAGCTGTGGGGCGGGCGCAGGCTCCGGCGTGGCCACGATGTCCGCCTTGGGCGCACCGATCGGGACTGCGGGAGCGACCTGCCCGGTCGTCATGTACTGCATGAACTGGCCAAGGATCGCAGGAAGATCCCCGAGCTTGGCGAGCTGCCCGAGGGCGTCCGCAACGGACTGCGCCTGCTCGACAGCGCCACGCTTCTCGACATCCTCGCGGGCGTTCTTCTCGTCCAGGGTCTCCGGGATGGTGGTGACCTGGGGGGACCACAGGGCGTCGAACCGCAGGTGGTCCTCGCACGCGTGGCAGTCCAGCGCCCACACCTTGGCCGGGGCTCCACCGACAACAGGTCGGGCGTGCCCGAGGCCGCACCCTCCGTGATCAGCGGAAACGGCAACGTAGCACAGGTCGCTACGTGCGTAAATGGTCATGAATTTCTCCTAGATCTCGTGCGTTTCAGTGCCACAACGGGGGCATTCGAGGTTCCAGGCGTTCCACTTACGGTTGCACTGGTCGCAGAACATGGTGACCTTCGTGCCGAAAGACTGAGCGCCCTTTGCGGACACAAGGCCCAGATCCCCGTACTGGCCGCCGTTGACAGCAGCGGCATGCCTGTCGGACATCGTGACCGACCCACCGGGCCGATTCGCGGTGTATTTCGTGCCGTCCTTGCAGTCGAAGCCGGAACAGCCCGGCGGCAAGTTCACCTTGACAGACATGATCTCCCCTTATTGTGCAGTGGAAATAAGCCAGCTCACCGGAGCCCCAGCTGTGGGGGCGCTCCCCGCAAGAATGCTGAGCGTGGTCCCCTTCGAGCCGGGATACAGCGGAATCTCGACTGGCGGTGCGGCATTGGGGATGGCAAAACCGTTCGTGACGGTTGCCGTCACACCAGCAGCAACATAGACCGTCTGGCCGCAGTTGTTGCTGATAATGACCGTGCCAACCCCCGGCGGCACCGTGCACAACGTCGCCGCCGTGCTGGCGCTGAGTGCCGGGAGGCTGGTCGAGCTGATAGTGCCGCCAAGGATCATTAGTTCAGGCCCACCCAGTAGGCGTAAGCGCCCGTCGCGGTGTTGCTCGACATGGTGATCGAGGCGGGCATCGCCGTGGTGTTACCCGTGGTCGCGGAAACCGAGAACGGGTACTTCGCAGCGGTGTTGCCGAACGTGGTCGCCGAACCGAAGTGAGCCACGCTGGTGGTGACCGTGACCTGGCCGCCATAGCAGGTCAGGACCGGCTGCGTGCCAGCGTTGAAGAAGAATCCGACGTAGTAGTTGCCGCCGGACGGAACCGTGTACGCGGCCGTCAGCGGAGCCTCGATCGGGCCGGTGTTGGTACCAATCGTGGTCGACAAGTCAGCTGTAGTGGCGACCAGCGTGCCCGACTGGTTGTAGATCCCGCCGAAGTTCTCACCCGAGGTTGGCGTCGCGGCTGCGGTGGCGATGCTGAACCACAGGTTCGTCACCACGGTGCCAGCAGCCAGTGGAACCTTCGCCAGGTACAACAGACCGGCAGTCGTCACCGCGCTGCCCGTGTTGGTGCCGTTGACCGCGAAGAGGTAAGGGAAGTTGTATGCCTGAAGGCCGTACGCGCTAGGGGCAATGACCTCGGAGAGGTCATTTGCCGACGCACCACCAATCGACGCATTGCCTGTCATGGTGACAGTGCCGCCGAGCGTCACAGTGGCACCAGTGTTCGTGGTGAGCGAGGAGCCGGAGCGGTACTGAACCGCACCGTCGATCCACTCGTTCGCCAGGCTGAGGGAGGTGCCGTAAGGGGGAAGAGTTCCGAAGTCAGAGCCGCCGACGGGCATCTTTTTCTCCTAAGTGGATGCCCGGCGGAAGACAGGGGAGGGCCTTCCGCCGGGCGGCTTTGGATGTTACTCGCTGACGTTCAGCGTGGCCGGACCGGCAAGAGCCGAGGTGGTCCCGCTGGACGTGATCGCGTACACGTCGTAGTTGGTGCTCGACTGGAGCGCGCCCAGACCCTGGCTCGTCCACGAAGCACCCGGAGGGACACGCAGACCCGTGGTCGCCGTCACACTGGACTGCCCGATGAACATGGTCACGGTGCCGGTGTTGACGATGATGATGTCGCCGATGGTGATGCCGGACGTGATGCCGGAGGCGTCCGAGTCGAAAACGAGGGTGGCAGAGCTGGTGACCGACGCCGTGGCCTGGGTCGCCGCTCCATTAGCGAAGATAGCCATGCTGGCTAAATCCTTTCATTGGAGAAAGGGGCACCGGCCAATTCCGGTGCCCCTTTAGCCGATTAGCTGAACGGCGTGGTGTCCGAGACCTGGAGGCCCTGGAGAATACCGCTGTACTGCGGAGCGTGGGAAACCAGCGCACCGTACATGAAGATGCTGTACCGGAACGTCGCGTCGATAACTGGCCACGCGATACTGACGTAATCTTGCACCATGGTCATCTCCCAGGCGTTGGCAATGTTCGTCCACGTCTGAGGGAGCTGGTAAGACATCAGCATCGCGGTGCCCTGGGTCAGCCACGGGTGCACAACCAGCTTCAGAACCGACCGCGTGATCGGGTTCTGGAACTCGGAGACGGCCGCACCGACACGCACGCCGGAAACGTCCGGCTGGTCCAGGAACAGGCGGTAGTTCGTGGCCGCACCCTGGCTGATGACGTCGTTGGAGAGGCGCATGATGTCGCCACCCTCGCCGACGATCTCCGCTGGGTCGGCACGGAACGCGCCAGGGTTGTTGCCAGCGCCAGGAGCGCCGTCCCACAGCGCCTGGAGGGCCGTGTACAGCACGTTGTAGTTCAGGTGCTGGCCGACCGAGCTGTTGACGTAGCCACCCTGCCAGTTCGACGGGTAGATCGCGTTGCCCGCGCTCTTACCGGTCAGGACCGGGATGATGCCCTCCATGCGGGTGCCCGTGCCGGTACCGGTGTCGGACGCCGGAGGCGTGACCGTGGCCGGGAGGGTGGAGAAGCCCTGGAGGGTGTACTTGGTACCACCGACGCCCGTGGCGAGCAGGTAGTAGTTGGTGCCGTTGTAGCCGTAGATGTTCCACGACTGGCCACCCGACGGCATCGCCGGGAAGGTGACGTCCACGACCTGGCCCGAGGCCACCGCGAAGGTGGTCGACGCGGCGGAAACCGCCGTGGAGCCGTAGTAGTTGGTCGCGGCGACCTTCACGGCCGTGATGGTCGTGTTGAAGGCCGTCTCGTTGGAACCGGCGGTGCGCACCGTCGCCGTTGGGGTACCCGGCGTCGCCAGGACGGTAGCGGTACCAGCGATCATCTGGTACTCCTCGCCGAGCATCATCTCCTGGAGGAGAATCAGGTTGGCGAGCGCGGAAATGTCCTCGAATCCCTGGCCAGCGAACTGAGCGAGCCACGAGAGGGACTCAGTAAGGCCGAAGAAACGGTACGGGACATTCAGCTGAACTTCGGTCTGCGAACCCGCGCTCGGCAGGTTGAGCGGCCACGAAGTGTTCGCGAGGGAACCGTTGCTCTGGACGAGCTCGGGGATCGAGATGTCAACAACACCCTGGCCACCCGTCTGGGTGCCCGAGATACCGGTGAACACGCGCTCGATACGGCTCGTGCCCTGACCGGCCGGACGAGGCAACTTGTTGCGGAAAACCGTGTACATCGGGTAGATGAGACGGCTTGGCGCAAGCAGGTCGAACGGGACCAGACCGGAAACGGTGCCGATGCCGAGGTTACCGGCGGTGAAGCTACGGGTCAGGTCCGGGTTGCCGATCGCCTGGACGATCTGCTGGAGCGATTCGTTGACGCTCGGCGCGGTCAGCGCCGTCTTCAGGTTGCCGAACTGGCCCAGGAACTGGGAGTTCAGGCCCTTGACGACGTTCTGCTTGGCAGTGAAACCACGGTTCGTCTCCTCGCGGAGGGAAATCGTGGCCTGGTGCGCCTTGGTCAGAACCTGCGTCGGGTCGCTGAGAGCCTGGTTGCCGTTGCCGACATAACCGGCACCCTTGACCATGTAGCTCATCTTCGCCTTGAGCATGTCGCCCGAGCGCGAGTATCGAGGGGCTTCAGTGGCCGCCTCGCTAGTAGCCGCACCGTTCTTCACCGGCGCAAGCTGCTCCATGCTGAGAATATCAGCCATGGGATTTCCTTTCATCGGAAGTGTTTGATTACGGGTTGAGACCCGTCATCTGGTACAGCCGACTCCAGGCCGCTTCCCGCTGCGCTGGGTCTGGGTTGTTGCGGGCCTCCTGCTGGAGGGCCTGCATCATGGCCATCTGAGTACGCTCCGCGTTCTCAGCGATCGTCTGGGCTGCCACCGGCACACCCGACGCCGACTTGTTGACCGTCTTCTTCATCGCGAGACCCTTGAAAGCGGCCTCACGGGGGTCTGGCAGCTCGGACATCTCATCGAGACGCTTCTGCTGCTTCTTCAAAAGCTTCTGCGCGTCCGCAAGCTGCTCCAGGAGTGGCGCGGTCGCCTCCAGGACGACGGTCTTCACGATCTCGGCATCGAGGACGGGAGCCACCGGCTCAACCGTCTCCGTCACCGACTTCTCAACCGTCTCGTCGGACTGCTCAACGAAAATGCCCTCAAGGCCAGCAGCCTTCGCCGCGTTCTGGGCCTTCTTGATGAGCTTCTGCGCCTTGGTAGTGAGCTCGTCCACCTGTGGAACCTCCTCGTTCTCCGACTTGCCGACTGGCAGCGGAACAGGACGCTCACCCTCAGGGGCCGCACCACCGAGGCCAGGACCGTCCATCGGGCACAGGTCCGGGAACGTCTGCGCGATGTGGTCGTGCATGGCCTGCATCGCCGACTTGGCCGAATCCCGCAGCGCGTTGCGGTAGTACGTGCGGCTCATGCCCGTCGGAAGAGGAGCTGGCTCGATGACCGCAGCGCCCTTGTTCGAGGGGGAGTCCTCACTGTGCCCACCGGTCAGCGGACCACGGTTGAAGTCGTCCGCGCTGATGTGCTCGGTCGGCACGCTGTGCGTGTTCGGACCGTCATAGCCCGGACTAGCGTGCGCGTGCCCGGCCGCGATGTACGGACGGCGGAACCGCGTCGGAGACAGCTCTGTAGGCGTTGGGAACGTCCCTGGACCCTTGTTGGCGTCCGTGAACTCCTTGTGCGCCTCGTCACGGATCTCACCGAGGTCGATCAGGTCCGTGCCCTTGAGTGTGACCGCGTGCTGCCAGAGCTGGGCCATGCTCCGCGCCTCGTCCATCGGGGCAGACGCGGCGGCGTCCAGCGCCTTCTGCTGCCAGTCCGCGACACTCAGCTCAGCCAGCGCATCCACCGGGAAGCACTTGGAGACGTCGCCCGGCTCGTAC